TACATAGAACGTAGGAGAACCTCCTCCACTTGACGCACTAAAGTAACTTTCAAAGTTCCAGTTACCACCAGGAATCTCTAATAAGTTTGGGTCTCCTGTATCAGTAATAAACGAAGCAATGTAACCATTTGAGTTTCTAGTAAAGTCAGTACCTGCTCCCAAAATGGGAACTTTATTCATTTCTAGATAAGCAACACCACCAATAGTGCCTTGGCTTACTGAGCCGTTTAAGTAGTAACTTACAGAAGAACCTCCACCGCTAGACTCAGGGAAATCAGCCAACGAACCATCTCCTCTAATGTATTGGGCAACCGTTCCAGCTCCACCAAGAACTTGGCTTTCTGTAATTGACAACCCAGTTGAAGCCGATGCAATTGTTACTGGCAAGTGAGTTTGTCCACTTCCGCTTGGGTTTACTGGATTTTGCCCCTCAGAAACAACAAAGCCAGGTGAGGCAGGAGTTGAACCCTCCCTCACAACTTGCGCTCTGTATTTGCTAATATTTACGTCTGCCATTTATGTCGTAGGTTCTATTCCTAAATCGTAAAGCTCAATTTTTGCCTTTCCTTTTCTGCAATCAAGTTCGTAACTCACAAGCGCCCAATATCTTCCATTATACAAGAAAGACCTAAAAGGGTCTAATGCTCTACGTTCAACAGTTGCCAATATTCTGTAATTCGTTCGGCCCTTCAAGTTAGCTAATTCCTGTACAATTATATCTAACAATGGCAATTCCTCCACACCATCCCTACTCCATAACTCAGTTACAGGAAGACCAGCAGTAAGCAAAGTCATTGCACTAGCAGAATTACTTGTTATTGCATCACCTATATATGTATTGTAATCGGGATGCACATTAGCATAAGGTGAGCCAGTAACTCCCTTAACTCCAAGTTTTGACAAAGATAAGCCGTTGGTTTTCTCAATCTTTAAAGAAAGGTTTTCATACCTTACAACGTATCTGTTTGGTGTTCCTCCGTTGCAAATGAGTTGATGCAATCTTATCTCAACATCACCATCCACAGGCACTAAAACATTGTTTATAGCAATGCTATTCCAAACAGAGCCAGCAGTAACTGAAAACTCCATTACTGTACTAGTTGCAGTCCAAGCAAATGTTGTGGCTCCACTTCTTGACAAATATTGATTGCCAATTCTAATCATTAAGCCAATTGAATGAGCGCCAGGAGTTATTGGGTCAGTTGAGCCAACCCTTTCAACCATATATTGAAAGGTTAAAGAAATAGTATTAGCCGTTTCCTCAGCAATTGTAATTGCTCCTCCAGTTGTATTTGTGCTTGCAGAAATCCAAGACAAATTAGGGTCATCTATTCCATCAGTTGTGGTTGTAGTCCAAATTTGAACATACTCCCCCCCTCCTGAAACGTACTGCACTAAAGCCGTATTTCCAGTTGGAACGCTTGATGGCTGGTTAGTCGGGATTGCCATGTGATAAACCCAAAGCTTTAGTTGATAAATGCCATCGTAAGGTGACCCTACACCATTTAAATTCCATTCCTCAATAGCAAACTTAGCGTCGAATACTCCGCCCTGACTATTTGGGTCTAATACTCCAAGATTCAAGTAAGAATTAAACTCGGTAAAAACTCTTCTTGCTGTCTCTTCAGGTCTATTAATGTCAGCGTTTATATCATCACCATTAATAATGTTTTCAGTTGATTGAATTGATGTGTCAGGATTAAAAGTATATGCCTTATAATTCGTTTTTATGAACTCATTTAAACGGATAACATAAAACTTGTCTTTCCATAAAAATACTCTACAAAGGAATGGATTAACCATTCTTTCCAATGTTTCACTTAAATACAACTGCTCGTTTTCTATCCTTACGCCGTTTGTAAATTTAGCCGATTCTCCATCTGTAAAAATTGCATTTCGTGGCACATTAAACTGACGGAAAACGCTTGTGTTAGAATCCATCCTAGTCTCGTGTACTTCGCATCCAATAAATACTTGGCGCTTGTCAACAAAAGATTGGTTCAATGCTCCAACAACAGCTGAAATTGCTTGAGTTCTTGGATCAGGCCAAGAGGTGAAATTTGATCGTATCGAATCAAAACCTTTTAATCCATCAATTGCAGTAAAAGAAAATAACTTTGGCCCACTAGTAAATGGAGAGGTAATAAAGTCGGGAGCTATGTAACCGCTAAAGAAAGGTTGGAGACCTTCGTATAGAATATAATTTATTCGATTTGTTCCGCTTGTTGCCCCAATGATAAATTTATTTTGCCCAAATGTAATTGCCTCAAAATATGCATCCGAAGCTGCTGGCATTGCAGTCCAACTTTTGCCAGTAGTAGAATAGTAAATTCTATTTGTTCCAGTATTTACAACTCCTACAAAATATCCGTTTCCATAAGTAATTTGGAATGGATTAAACGAACCACTTGCTGAAAACCAATTTATTCCGTCTTCTGACCATTGAGAACCAGTTACAAAAATTCCATTTGCAAAGAATACACTTCTTCCGCTGAAAACAGTAGCTTGTTCCGCCCAAGTAATTCCATCGTAAGATGTAAATGTTGTGCCTCCAGGAGAAGAGTCAGAGACCGCAACCCAAATACCATTTCCGTAAGCAACACCACTAAAATTCGGATTTATTCCGCTATCTCTTAATGTCCAAGTTATACCATCTGGGGAAGTCATTATTCTGTCACCAGCTCCAGTTCTAGCCACGGCAACAAATAATCCATTACCATAAGCTACATCTTGCCATGAAATATTTGCCGCTGGAGTTCTGCTAGTCCAGTTTACTCCATCAGTTGAACTAATTGCAAAACCAGTTGGAATTCCAGCAACATCCGCAAAACCAACACCTACAAAAGTCCCATTACCAAAAGCAAAATAACTGCTTGTAAATCCTGAAGCTAATTGCCAAGTTAATCCATCAAAAGAGTAATAGACACTAGAACCAAAGCCTCCAACAAAAACACCATTGCCAAAAGTCATCCCTCTAAAACTTGCAGAAGTTGTTACAGACTGAACATTTGTAATGTCATTGTTTTCTCCAACTTGATTTAATAACACCTTCCAAGTTCGATTGCCTCCAACAAGAAACTCGTTAAAGTCTCCAGTTTGTCCAGCTATTGTAAAGTCGACAGAAGAACCAATTATTGTGTTTAAAGGATCATCTCCTGTATTTCCCCAATTATATGTGATGTCATTAATTGATAAAGGAGTAACATCACCTGAATATCCAGTCCTAAGTATTTGCAGGTTCCAAACTAAACCGCCATAGTTGGTAGCATACCCCCCCTCATATTTTAAGCCGTAGTCATTTATAGGAACATTTTGGCCTGTTAAGACGGTATAAATTTTAACATCCTCACTTGGCATTGTGTAACTAAATGACAAGCTAGAAGATAAGAAAGTATTGTTTGGAGAGCTATACCACATTGCAGTATGGTAACCAGAATCAGGCGCAACCGCAATTGTTAAAGTGTCACCTTCGGTATAAAAGTCCAAAGGAGCTACGCCGTTAACTGTTATCGTGCCAAGACCTTCTCGAACGGAAAGGAGTAATCTATAATCGTTAGCCATTAGCCTTTATTTATCCTATTGTTTGCTTGTGAAAACACATATACCAAGTCTTGACCTCTTACTACTAACTCTCCTGTTAAGTCTCTGTTTTGAGCAAATAAACCACCTTGAGCGCCACCAGTAAATGTAGAGCCTTGTGCAGCTGATCCTCCTCCAGCACCTCCACCACCTCCTCCGCCTCCACTTGCATTACCTTTCATTGTAGCTCCAATTGCTCCTGATATTGCAACCAAGGCAACACCAGCTGCAATTGCTAAACCAGCTTTTGGGGCAGCTGTTAATGGGTCTGTAAATAAAGATTTAATTAATTTAGAATAAGCCAATCCAGCAACACCAAAAGCAATCAATTGCTTACCAAAATCTCCAAGTAATTTTCCAACACTACCTAGCAATGATTTACCAACTGCTGAAAGTACATTTCCACCTGTTGCTAAAGCCTCACCTAAAGATGTGCCTAAATCGTTAAATGCTTCATAAATATTTTGATCTAATATATCTGAAATCGCAAATGCAAAATCTGCAACCTTTTCCTCTAAACTTGGTAATTTATCAATTTGTAGTGCTATTAAATCAACAAAATTTTGAAATGGACTTGGGGCAACTGCTTCATCACCAACTCCTTCAAATGTTGTTTTAATTTTTACTTCTTTATTTTCAAGACCTTTTATTCTTTCTCCAAACTCCAATGCGTTTTGAGAAGTTTGAACTATTTCTTTATTTGCTTCAAAAGAAGCTTTTTCAAGTTGATAAACAGAGAATGTATATTGATCCCAAGCATTATCTCCAGTTACAACAGGTATAATTGGCTCTTTATTTGTACTTAAAACTTTTAATATTTGCTTTTCGTATTCTTTACTTGAAAATGTTAATTTATCTGTTAATGTTCTAGCACTTTCTTGTTGCAAATTGTATTCGTCCCAACCTTCAGAATATTTTTTTAATTTTTCTTTATTTTCATCAATTCCTTTACCAGATTGTTTAACAAAATTTGCTCCTTTTGAACTTTCATTTACAATTTGAGATTCAATAAATAATTGCTCTTTTATAATCTTATTTCTTTGCTCTGCACTTTTTAATTGTTCCTTAATCAATTTATCGATATTCATCTGAATGATTAATGCGTCATCATTCTCCGCAGTAAATTGACCAGCAACTCTAGCACCAGCATCAACTTTATTATTTATAGCATCTTGTAATTTTTCTCTTAATTGTAAAATTTCATTTGCTCTTTGCTCTTCTTGTAACCTAAGAGTTAAAACATCTCCAGCTTTTTTATCCAATTCAGCAGATAATGCTTTAGCTTTTGCTAAAGCCAATATATCATTTGTTAGCTTGTTATAAGCATCACCTACTTTACCAGCTAAAATCTCCTCGTCAGATAGATTTTTTAAATACTCAGGAGCTAACTTTCTTATTTCATTAACAGCCTGCAATCTTTTATCAAGAGATAAATTTGTATTTTCCGCCTGAATTTGAAGTAACTTCAAATTAGATATTTCTTTTTGAGCAGAAATTTGGCCTTCTAAAGTTGCTTTTGTTACTCCATCTAATGTTTCTCTGTATTCATCTAATCGTTCTCTTAATGATTTTGTAGCACTTTCAGCTTTTTGCGCATTTTTTTCATAATAAGTCCAAGCCGCAGTTATAGCTGATACACCTAAAACTAAAAGATTTCCAGAGCTAAAAATTGCACCAAATGCTGTTTTTAGTTTTGATACTAATGAATCTCCAGTTTGACCTAAAGCTGAAAATGATTGAGATAATTGTTGAATATTGTTACCAACACCAATAATTCCAAAAGGTGCGTCTTGAATTACTCTAGCAAAATCAATTCCTATACCATTATATCTGCTAGTAGCTTTTCCTAATTGCTCAACTTTAGGCGCAGTCGATTGTGCAGCGTTGCCTAATTGATCTAGCTGGCTTGTTGCCTTGGTAACTGCTTTTGATACCCCTTCAACATTTACAACAAAGTCAACTTCTATTCTTGGATTTGACATTTCTTTCTAGTTTACTTGCAATTTCCAACAATTTCTTTGCTTTAGCAAAGTCTTGAGGAGTGGACTCCAAAGGCTTTACTACATCATCCCAAGGCAAAGGCCAGATTTTAGATGGATTTAGATTTGCTCCCTTTTTTAAATGTGGTTGCAATCCTATTAAAGCGTGTACTCTAAGGCTTTCTATTAGGTCTTTATAGTCGCTCTCATGCCCTTTTAGTAAAGCGTTAATCTCTTTTATGCTTAAAGAAAAAAGCTGCTCATAAGGCACCTTAGTACGCCCTACGAGCAGCATTAAATATTCTCGAGCAGTTGTCTGCTCTTCGTCATTTACCTTTTTTTTTCCTCGGTTGGGTTGCTAATGCCAAGCTCAATTAAAAGGTCGGCTAAAACATCGTTAAATAAATTCATTACATCTTTGCCATCAATCCAAGTTTTTAACTCATGAATTTCTACTGGCTTAATGGATTTACGAATGCAGGCCACTTTATGACATTCTAGTAACAAAACATAGATTAAATCTAGCTTTGGAATTGATTTACCACTAAATGCCTCTGCAATTCCTTGTTGCGTAAAATCCTCAAAGTTAGCCAAAGCGCCCAAATTTGGGTAAAAGAAAATCTCCCCTTCTTTAAAAGGAGCTGAATGGTACTTAGCCATATATTTTGTTTAGGTTGGTATTACGCTAATTACTGGAGCGCCAGCAAAGTCGAAAGTTCCTGAGAATGAAACTTGAGAGTTTCTTTCAGCAGTAATTTCAATAGAATTTAGTTGCGCATCAACAGTGATGATTTTGTCACCTGACTCAGTTCCGCCAAAAACCAATTCAAACACTTTTCCGATGTCTTCCATCAAATCAAATGCAGAAAGGTTAGAAACGCCAGTAGATGCAAAATCTAGGTCTCCACTAAATGAGAAAGAACCTGATTTATCTCCGCCTTCAAGTCTTACACCATAATCTCCCGTGCAATCGTTTCTAACGGTTACAGATTCGTTGGAGATGGAAACTGAAGCGGAAGTTTTACAAACGACTGGAAGAGAGTTCCACTCGAAAGTAAAGAAATTGCCTAATTGATATGTTGCCATTGCTTATTCGTTTTAACAAATATACATAAATTTTTATTTATCAAGATACTTGGAAAAT